GATTCAACTGTTGTTGCGACCGGCAATTTCGGCGCTACTGTTGTTGGTAGCGGTTTATACACCGTTCCCGTTTGGTCTGATGGCTCTGCTTGGTACATAGGATAATTGCAATGACTGCAACTTTTACGACAACAGTCATCAACCTGATTACGGCAGCGCAGCAAGGCACGTTGACCGATGTGGTCACAGCGGTTGATTGGGTTGTCACAGCGAAGGATGGCACCAAGCTTGCCCGTGTGTCGGGGTTGACCCCCGTTGGCCCTGCGGATGCCGCCAAGTTCACGGCGTTTCCGAAGCTCACGCTAGAAGAAGTGCTTGCGTGGATTCCTGACCCCGCTACGGATGCGATCAAGACTAAATTAACCGATATGCTTGCGGCGATGGTTCCACCGGCTCCCCGGACGGTATCAAAGAGACCACCACCGTGGGCTGTTCCCTCTCGCCCTTTCATAGGTAATCGCTAATGGCTAAGTCTCCTGCATGGCAGCGTAAGGAAGGCAAGAACCCCAACGGTGGGTTGAATGCCAAGGGTCGTGCGTCTGCCAAGAAACAAGGCATGAACCTTAAAGCCCCGGCCCCGCATCCCAAGACCAAGAAGGACGCGGCTAGGCGTAAATCTTTTTGCGCCAGAATGTCAGGGATGCCGGGGGCAATGAAAGATGAAAAGGGACGACCAACCCGTAAGGCGTTGTCGTTAAAAGCATGGAATTGTTAAGTTGCACTCGCTGTAAACAAGAAAAACCGGCCACGGCTGAGTTTTTTCCGTTACACAATAAAAAAGTTAATGGGTTGGATAGTTGGTGTAGAAAATGCCGTTCTACTTATAGAAATGAAATTCGTAGAGGCAAATTCAGAAACGTAATTTCCGACGTTGATCTTAAAGAAATTATTGCTTGTACAAATGAATGTGTTATTTGTGGGGATACTACTAAGCCGTTAGTAGTAGACCACGACCATAAAACGGGCCAAATTCGTGGATTGCTTTGTAATCATTGTAATCGCGGAATCGGGCATTTCAGGGATGATCCAAATCTTCTTGAGTTTGCCAGAATGTATTTACTTGCTCATGTAGATCATCCTGACTGGATTACTTACTCAAAGGTTTCTTAACATGACTGAAAAATGGATTCAGAAAGCGATCAAACATCCCGGTGCGCTGCACAAAGCGTTGAAAGTGCCTATGGGGCAAAAGATTCCTGTTTCCAAAGTTGCCAAGGCTGCAAAGAGCGATAACCCAACTCTCGCAAAACGTGCGCGGTTGGCTCAAACTTTAGGCAAGATGAAACATGCCAAGCGTAAGTAAAAAGCAACACAACCTGATGGCGATGGTGGCTCATAACCCCAAAGCCGCCAAACGGGTTGGAATTCCCCAGAAAGTGGGGAAGCATTTTACTGATGCTGACAAAGGCAGGAAGTTTGGTGAAGGTGGTATTGCAGACAAGTTGAAGGGTTATTGGGAAGATGTCAAGCAACAAGCACGCGATGCTATTGAGGCAACCAAGAATGACCCATCCCTTCTTCTTGGTACAGGAATGGCTAAACAAGCTGCTGATGCACTAGTTAGCAGCAACGCTAGAAATGAACATAAACGAGGTGGTAGCGTGAAACGTAAATTTGCAGATGGTGGGATTAACATTCCCAACGCTGGTTTATATGGAGGTCGTCCCATGATGCCTCCGATGGCTGGCAATAGTCCCATGCCTCCCAGTGCAGTGCCTCCCGGCGCTATGCCCATGAATGGAATGCCTTCGCGCGGTTTTCCTTCGGGTGGGTTTCGACCCAATATGGGTGGACGAGATAGGGATGAACGGGGCATGGGTCCGCGTTTCGGCATGAATCCGATGCAGCAGGCGTCGATTATTGGTGCGCTTCCGGGTACGTTTGGGCAGCAACAGGGTAGTGCGCTTCCGGGTACGTTTGGGCAGCAACAGGGTAGTGCGCTTCCGGGTACGTTTGGGCAGCAACAGGGTACGAATCAGCAGCCTCAACAGCAGGCGGGAATAGTTAAAGCTCAGATGGCTTCTCCGGGCGCGTTGGGGCAGCAACAGGGTACGAATCAGTTTCTTCAAGGAATGTCTCCTTTGAACACGTTGGGACAGGGGCAGCAGATGCCCTTGCAAGGGTCTGGCGGCGATGTAGGCGGTATGCCGAACCTAAATTTGAATTCTTCGTCTTATTCGCCGGGGCTATCTTCGGTTATGAATAATCCGTCTATTGGTATGAAAAAAGGTGGTCATGTGAAACCGAGCGAATTGAAAGGCAAGGCTAAAGAAACGAAGTCTATTGCCAAAGAAGAAATGAAGGCTCTTAAGCGTGGTCATGCGCCTAAGAAGGTTATGGAACATGAACGTGCGGAGCATAAAGCGATGGGCTACAAACATGGCGGTAAGATCCATCCTGCAAAAGTGGGTAAGGACGAGACCAAGCAGGTCAAGTACAAGATGAAAGAGACTGCGGGTGGTCGTAAGCCGCCGCACGGCAAACATGATTCCGAGGGTGACACCAAGCTCAAGGGCTTTGGGATGAGCCATTCCGTTCATGCTGGTCATGGTCGCAAGGTGAGTAAGCCAGCAACGCCCAAGGACGAGATGCCTACCAAGGGTTTCGCCATGAAGAAGGGTGGTCACGTCAAGAAGCATACGAAGAATATGAAGCGCGGTGGCGTAAGTGCGCGTATGAAAAAGGCTCCTTCTATTGGTCCGATGATGGGCGGGTTGCCTCCTGCGTTGGCTTCTGCTTCTCCTCCGCCGCCGATGGTTGGAGCCGGTGGGCCTCCTCCGGGTGGAATGCCGGGAATGAAGAAGGGTGGTCACGTTTCGCATCACCATCATCACCACTATGCCAAGGGTGGTTCAGTCCGTCCGGGCATTGATGAGAAGGCTGAGCGCGGTCACACCAAGGGCAAAATGATTAAGATGGCTTCTGGTGGGCATGTTGGGTCGCGTGCGGATGGTATCGCTAGCAAGGGCCGCACTCGTTGTAAGGTGTATTGATGAAACGGCGTAGACGGTACGATACTGGTGGGCAAGTCGATGAGGCGACGGCTAATGACATTCGTGCGGCAGAAATGGCAGAAAGAATTCCCCGTACTTCTAAATCAAAGGCTCCTCCCGTAGTTAAAAACGCCCCAAATGACGAAGCGGCTAATGAAAAACGTGCCGCACAGCAAGCGGCGGATAGTGGTTATAAATTGTACAAACGTGGCGGATCTGTTAAAGGAGAATCGAAAATGAAGCACGAACATCACAGCAAGCATCATGGGCATCATCCGAAGCATCATGAGCCGAAGCATCACCCGGAGCATATGACTGCTCACGTTCATCATCACAAGCATGGTGGGCATGTGGAGTCGCATATGCCGCATCACGAGCATATCCGTAAGCACTTTCACGGTAAGTAATCATGATGCCTTCACGGGGCATGGGCGCAGTTAGTCCTAGCAAAATCCCTAGAAAGATTGAGCGAAGAGATGCGCACGTCCCCGTGAAGATGTATTGTGGTGGTGGCATGGCGAAGGGCGGCAGCACCGAAGCTTGGACTCGCAAAGAGGGCAAAAACCCAAAAGGCGGGCTGAATGCCAAGGGCAGGGCTTCTTATAACCGTGCGCATGGAGCGCATCTGAAAGCGCCACAGCCGGAAGGTGGATCGCGTCGGGATTCGTTCTGTGCGCGAATGAAAGGCATGAAACGGAAGCTGACGGGTAAAAAGACCGCAAACGACCCGAATAGTCGGATCAATAAGTCTCTAAGGGCTTGGAACTGTTAAATGGGCCTGAACCAATTATCCGGCACGACATCGTTTCTTCCGGATCTAAATGAGATCGTAGAAGAGGCGTTTGAACGGTGTGGAGCGGAACTCCGCTCTGGCTACGANATGCGTACTGCTATTCGTAGTCTTAACCTATTNCTAATGGAATGGGCTAATCGTGGCATCAATCTTTGGACGCTCGATAATACTCAAAGTATTGCGCTATCTTCTGGGGTTGCTACTTACGACCTGCCTGTGGACACTGTTGATCTTCTGGATCATGTGATCCGTACTGGGTCAGGTACGACTCAGCAAGATATCAACATCACGCGCATTTCAAGCTCCACCTATTGGATGATCCCCAATAAGAATGCTACGGGACGTCCAATTCAGGTTTGGATCAATAGGCTAAGCGGTCAGACTGATTCCAGCGGTAACAATACTACCTACGCGCCAACTATCACGGTTTGGCCTACACCGGACAACTCGACCACGTATACCTTTGTATATACACGGCTACGGCGTATGCAAGATGCAGGCACT